TCGCCGCGGCGAACTCGGAGACGTGGTCGACGAAGCTGTCCGGCAGCTATGTGGCCATCTCGGACTTCGGAAAGTATCTCGAAAAGACGCAGCTGACGATCGAGGGCAATTCCGTCGGCATCAAACAGCTGTATGACTACACGGCGGGCGTCAACAACCAGTTTTCCGTCAATTCGAAGCAGTATATCAAGACGGGGCTGCTCTACTACAAGGACGCTGCGCCGGTGTACGGCGTGGGCGTGGGGAACATCGAGACGACGGTGACGGACGGCGGCGAACGGGTCATCGACCAGACGAAAAATGAGCTGGTGACGGTGACGCCGAACCGGGTGAGTTTCTGGCAGGACGGGCAGGAGGTCGCGTATTTAAGCGACAAGAAGCTGCATTTCCCATCCGGGACGCTGGAGGCGGCGGGGGCGGTGCTGTCGGGTAAGATCACGGCGGCAGCCGACTCGACCTTCGGGCCGTGGACGATCTCGGAAAGCAGCATTTTCCGCACGGCCAATGAATTTGGAGGCAGTGCGAGCATGTACTTCGGCACGAGCGGGCTTTCCATCAAGGACAAATTCAAGGTGGACGCGAACGGCAAACTGACGTGCACGGGGGCTGAGATCGGCGGAACGATCAACGCGACGGATCTGAAGCTCGACGGTACGAGCATCCAGACGAAGCTCAAGCAGATCATGGATGAGATCGAGATCATTACTGAAGGGCTTGTGACTGTTGGGCTGGAGATCGCGGGCACGAATTTTTCCGATGGCAAGATCAGCACGGAGGCAGGCAGCCTGAACTTTACGGGCTCGTCGTCCGCGGATTACGCCGTGGAACTGTCCAGCCCTGCGGTGCGCATCAAGTCGACAGAGGGCTCTGTGTATCTGCAGAACAAGGATGAAAGCGCGTGGATCCAGCTGCTCGCAAGCGGGAAGATCATTTTCCATGCAGCGTCCATCGAGGGGATCAGCACCGCAACGCCGGTGTTTGGGTGAGGATATGGCGACGTATACGGAAAAATGCTATACCGACAATGGTGGAACGCTGATGGCGACGTTGACCGAAGAAATTGAGGGGACAGAAATTGCGGTCACAGATACGCTGGCCTACAAAACATATGGGAAGGCATATGTTTTTATGATATGCAGAGGCGCAGGGCAGATGGATCGCTGGATCAAGGGCGAAAGCATCAATTTAAACCGGATACAACAAGGCGGCTCCGTGATAAGATTTTACTTTGTCCGTCGCGTTCAAGTTTCAGATTTTGCGTGGACAGACAATGATGATGAAAAAATCAAGGCTGGGCAGCATGTGTCGAATCTGACCGCAGCTGCGATGAATGACTTGTATCAAAAGCTGATCGCTATGAGCGAGCTGACAGGGGTGCGGGCTGATACTGTTCCTACAATTGTGCCTGGGGATACTATAACGGCAAGCATTGTCAGCCAGGCGTTTAATGGGATAGGGGGAGGGCTGCGATATGTCGATGAAGATGCGAGGCAAGCAATGTATGATGGGGTTAAGCCTGACAGCATCAAAAAAGGAGCCCCGATTTATGCACGGATACTGCTGAACATGAAGGCAGGAGTAAACAAGCTGATTCAGGCAATGCGGCCATAGCGGCGGAAGGAGATTGAAATGAACATCACAAAGGCAATCGTGCAGCTGCGGGAGCGGCTGATCATGGACATCAACCGAGCGGGGCTGCCGCCGGTCATCGTGGGATTTGTGCTGGACGGAATCCAGAACGAAGTGGCGAGACTCACGGCGGAAGACCTGCGGAAGGAGGAAGCGGACAATGCAGACAGAGCAGATGCAGACGACCATGCAGAATGACACGGCGAGCGGGATGACGGCGCGAAAGGCCATCGGCGAAGAGCAGGCCAGAAAGGCCATGGACACGCTGCAGAAATACCGGCAGGGCAAGAGTGCGCTGGAGGCGCGGGTCATTGCGTCGGAGGACTGGTGGCGCATGCGCAGCTGGCAGAGGATCCAGAAGGGGAACCCGGAGGACGACAAGTGGACGTCGGCGTGGCTATTCAACGTCATCATGGGCAAGCACGCTGATGCCATTGCGGCCTATCCGGCCCCGGCCATCCGCCCGCGGGAACCGGACGACCGGGAGGAGGCGGCGAAGCTTTCCTCGGTGCTGCCGGTCATTCTGGAGCAGAACGACTTCGAAGAGGTCTATTCCGACAGCCAGTGGACGAAGCTCAAGCAGGGCACGCTCATCTGGCACGTGAAGTGGGATTCTTCGAAGCTGAACGGACTCGGGGATATCTCGGTGCAGCCGGTGGATATTCTGTCTTTCTTCTGGGAGCCGGGCGTGCGGGATCTGCAGAAGTCGAAGAACATCTTCCTGACGGAGATGGTGGACAACGATCTGCTGGTCGAGAAGTACCCGGAGCTGCGGGGAAAGCTCAACTCCAATCCGCAGATCCAGCAAAAGTACAACACGGACGACGTCATCAATTTTGACAACAAGTCGATGGTGGTGGACTGGTATTACAAGAAATATCAGAACGGACGGCAGGTGCTGCACTTTGCAAAGCTGGTGGGCGATACGGTTTTGCAGTCGACGGAGAACGATACGGAACAGAAATATGACACGCTGACGCTGCCGGACGGGAGCATTGTGCAGCAGCCGGCCGGGCGGCCCATGGCGGAGACGGGGTTATATGACGACGGGGAATACCCGTTCGTGGTCGACGCGCTGTTCCCAGTGGAGGGCAGCATTGCCGGGTATGGGTATATCGACGTCGGCAAGTCGACGCAGGAGCAGATCGACCGGATGAACCAGGCGATCGTAAAGAACGCGATCATGACGACGACGCCTCGGTGGTTCAAGCGGTCGGACGGGTCGGTCAATGAGCAGGAGTTCGCGGACTGGACGAAGCCGTTTGTACATGTGGACGGGAATCTGGGGCAGGACAGTCTGGTTCCGATCCAGGTGAACATGCTCAACAGCAATTATATTGCGATCTTGCAGAACAAGATCGAGGAGCTCAAGTGGACAACGGGAAACACGGACGTCAACAACGGCGCGACAAACTCGGGCGTGACGGCAGCCTCGGCCATTGCGGCCTTGCAGGAGGCATCCGGCAGGAGCAGCAAGGACTCCACGAAGTCGGCATACCGGGCGTATGCGCGGATGATCCGGATGGTCATTGAGCGGATCCGGCAGTTCTACGATCTGCCGCGGCAGTTCCGGATCGTCGGGCAGCGCGGGGCAGAGCAGTTCGTACAGTACAGCAATCAGGGATTGCAGCCGCAGACGCTCTACGGCGCGAACGGGCAGCCGGATGGGCTGCGGAAGCCGGTCTTCGACATTGAGGTCTCGGCGCAGAAGGCGAGCGAGTACACGTCCATGGCGCAGAACGAGCTGGCACTGCAGTTCTTCCAGCTGGGATTCTTCAACCCGCAGATGGTCGACCAGGCGCTATCTACACTGGACATGATGGACTTCGACGGGAAAGACTCGATCATCCAGAAAATCCAGGAGAACGCGGACCTGCAGCAGCGGCTGGTCGAGTGGCAGCAGCTGGCGCTGGCGTTGGCAGACCGGTACGATCCGGTCATGGGTGAGGGGCTGGCACAGCAGATCCTGCAGGAGGGCGGACAGGCCGTCCCGCAGGCGAGCGCCGCGGATACGCAGAAGCCGGAGATCAGCACGGGCGAGGCGCAGGAGCCGAAGATCGTGGAGAATGCGCGCAAAAAGTCGGAAGAAAGCACGCAGCCGGGATAAGAACCGACGATTGCGGCGGCACGTTCTGGCGGGATTATTTCTGCCGCGGCGTGGGGTGAAGTTGGGAAAAGTTTGTGCTACGATGATTTTAGAATAAACGCCAGAAAGGAATTTACAGCATGGAAGGCGAATTCACGGGCGCAGGCGCTCAGACTACGGGCGCAGCTGACGTCGCCGGTCAGCAGAGCGGGCAGGAGGCAGCCGCACAGGCGCAGGTGCAGCAGCAGCCGGTCAACGTCCCCGACGCTCAGGGACAGGGTACACAGGAAGAAACGTTTGACAGTCTGATCCGGGGCCGGTACAAGCAGGACTTTGATTCTGCGGTGCAGAAGGTCGTAAAGCAGCGCGTGCGCGGGCTGAACCAGTACAAGGGGCAGGCGGAGGCCATGGCTCCGATCATTGACCAGCTTGGCGCGCTCTATGGGATCGACACGTCGGATCCGCGAAAGACGGACTTTGCGGCGCTGGCACAGCGCTTTTCCGCTGACGAGCGGCTTTATAGCGCAGAGGCCATGGAAAAGGGCATGTCGGCGGACGCGCTCAAAAAGGAGTACGCGGGCCGGGCCGAGAATACGGCCATGCGGCGGCAGCTGCAGGAGTACCAGATGCGAGAAGCCTTCGCCGGGATCCAGGCAGACTTTGCCCGGGATGTGACGGCGCGGTACGGCGCGGACTTTGAGACCGAGATGCAGAACCCGGATTTTGCGCGGCTCATGGGCGCGGGCGTGCCGCCGAAGACGGCCTATGAGGTCATCCACCAGCAGGAGATCGCACAGGCACAGGCGCAGCTGGTGGCGAACCAGGCGCGGGAGAACGTCATGCGGACCATCCAGGCGCAGGGCGCGCGGCCGCAGGAGATTGGCTCCGGCGCTGCGGGCGGAGAGAACGTCCCGATGAAAACACACTGGTCACGCGCGGAGGTGGAGGACATGCGCCGCCGCGCGGCAAGAGGGGAGCGAGTGATCCCCTGAGAAAGGAGATAGGAAATCATGTTTAAATCCAAAGTCGGATTTCAGTTTTTTGCTGACGCCGGTACGCTCGTCAACGCGACCGGCAACTACGTAAACGCAGGCACCGGCCAGACGACCGCATTCAGCGGCAACGACACGCTCGCGCTGACCATGAAGACGTTCTACGACACGCAGCTGCTCGAGAACGCACGGCCGAACCTCGTGCATGCACAGCTGGCAGGCCGTCAGGCGCTGCCGCGCAACCATGGCAAGACCGTGGAGTGGCGCAAGTGGAACACGCTGCCGGATGCGGAGGAGCTGACCGAAGGCGTCATCCCGACCGGCCAGAAGATGGGACAGACCAGCATGACCGGCGCACTCAAGCAGATCGGCCTGTATGTGACGGTCTCCGACCAGCTCGAGCTGCATGCGCTGGACAACGTCATCCTGGGTGCGACCGAAGAGCTCGGCGCTTCCGCCGGTACGTCCATCGACAAGCGCGTGCGCGACGCGGCCGCGGCAGGCTCGAATGTGCAGTACTGCGACAAGGTTGCAACGGGCGGCGCGCATACGGCAGTCACCAGCCGCGCAGGCCTCGACCTGACGGCGAAGCTGACGCCGGACGAGGTCAACAAGGCCGTGACGACGCTGAAGAAAATGAAGGCCCCGAAGATCGACGGCAAGTACGTCGCCATCATCCACCCGTCGGTCGCATACGACCTGCGGTCCTCGAACGCATGGGTCGAGGCGCACAAGTATGCAGACGTCACGCCGCTGTTCTCGGGTGAGATCGGCGAGTTGCACGGCGTGCGCTTCGTCGAGACGACGGAAGCGAAGATCTTCAACAACTCGACCTGCCCGGTCAAGACTGCAGCGGCTGACGGAAACCCGGCGGTCTACTACAGCGTGTACGCGACGCTGTTCCTCGGCAAGGACGCATACAAGATGATCGACCCGGAGGGCGGCAATCTTGAGATGATCATTAAGAACAAGGGACAGATCGGCGGCCCGCTGGATCAGTTCTCTACCGTCGGCTACAAGGCCGAGATGGCGGCAAAGCTGCTGTATGAGGACCGAATGGTCCGCGTGGAGAGCTGCAGCGCATACTCCGGTACGGACGAAGCCAACTGAGAAAGGAGCACATACAATGGCAACTGAGAAGACCGCCACGGCGGCTGTACAGGCAAACCCGGAAGACGTGTGGAACGTCATGAAGACGATCTACCTGCCCCGCGGGCAGGGAAATGAGGAGCAGAGCCGCTTCGTGGCGGTAAACGGACGGACGTTTCAGGTGCCGAAGGGCAAGGACGTGCAGGTCCCGCTGCCGGTGTATGAAGTCCTGATGAACGCGCGGATGGCGGAGGAGGTAGCCTTCCGCCGCGCGCAGGCGGACAACTGACAAGTGAATGCCCATGACGGCAGGAAGCAGAGGAAGGGGCAGAAATGCCCCTTCTTTTGGTAAGGAGGGGACTATGAAAATCAGAGAAGCAATCGAGACGGTCGACCGGTTACTGCCGAACCAGTACGAGACGCCGGATAAGGTCCGGTGGCTGTCGGAGCTGGACGGGATCGTGTACCGGGATATCATCTGTACGCACGAGCACGAGAAGGAACCGGAGCCGTTCACGGGCTATGGGGAGGACGTGGATCTGGAAACGGAGCTGCTGATCCCGTGGCCGTATGATGAGATTTACCGCTGGTATCTGGGGATGAAGATCTGCGACGCCAACGGGGAGACGACGAAGTATACGAACGAGGCGGCGAAGTACAACAGCTACTATCAGGGGTATTTCAACGCCTACAACCAGGCGTACATGCCGAAGCAGTACGCGACACACTTCAAGATTTAAGGCGGTGAGACTATGAGCGTATATCGAGTAGAGTCGGGCGGCAGGGCACCGGCGGGGCTTTCAGCCGGCGACGAGGTTGTGACCGGGGGCGGCACGTACCGCATTACGGGCGTGAACGCGGACGGCAGCTACCAGTCGCAGCTGGTGAACAAGAACCAGACGACGAGGAACTACGGCGGCAGCTATCAGACCAGGAACAGCCCTTACACCATGTCCGGCGTGTCGGACTACACGAGAAGCAAGCTGAACGGGCTGGAGAGCGGGTACACGCCGTCGGGCAGCGTACAAGCGGCGCAGGCGTATCTGGAGCAGGTCAAGGCCAGCAAGCCGGGCGCGTATCAATCGCGCTGGGACGATGAGCTGACGAGCCTGTATGACCAGATCCGGAACCGGAAGAAATTCAGCTATGATATGGGGACGGATCCTCTGTACCAGCAGTACCGTGAGCAGTATCAGCGTCTCGGGCGGCTGGCCATGCAGGACACGATGGGGCAGGCGGCGGCACTCACGGGCGGCTACGGATCGACCTACGGCGAACAGGTGGGCCAGCAGGCGTACAATGCGTATCTGCAGAACCTCAACGACATTGTGCCGCAGCTGCAGCAGCAGGCATATCAGCGGTATCAGGATGAGGGGACGGACCTCTATAACCAGCACAGCCTTGTGAAGGGCCGGGAAGATACGGACTACGGCCGGTACCGGGATACGGTCAGCGATTATTATTCGGATCTTTCGGATGCGCGGAGCGCATACAACTCGGAGCGGTCGCTGGACCAGAGCCAGTGGGCGACGATGCTCGACTACTGGGCGCAGAAGGCAAACAACGAGAACGCAGCCTACCTGCAGGCGTTGGCGGCGGAGCAGGCCGCGGCGAAGAAATCCGGCGGCGGTGGCGGCGGAAGCAGCTCCGTGGGGCTGAACCTCATTAACGGATACGGGAACCGGGAAGAAAATGTGGCGATGCTGGATGCGAGCTACAGGGGCGTGATGCAGACGATCTCGACGCTGCTTGCGCAGGGGAAGACGGAGCGGGCCTATGACGAAGCTGTGAATGCGAGAAGCCAAATGAGTAAGCAGCAGTGGAACAACCTTGCGAATCTGATCTGGGAGCGCACGGGGCAGAAGATCGACAGCGGCGTCAGCTATAAGCAGGCGAAGGTCTCAAATAGCAGGAAATAAGGAGGACGGAATGAGCCTTATCTCGAAGAAGAAATTTATGAACGGCATCGAGAAGAACCAGTCGAAAGCGGCTGGTTCTTCCGGCGGCCTTATGAACCGGACGGATTTTGTAGCGGGTGTACAGAACGGGAACGAGGAAATGCGCAGACGGCAGGCGGCGTTTGAGGCGTATCGCGCCGCTGTGCAGCTTTATTCCAGAGATGGCGAGAGCGGGCAGAAAAAGGCGGAGAGTGCGGGGGCGGCAATCAGCGGGAAGGTATCGCAGCAGGAATACAGCCGGTCTTCCGCGATGCAGACACAGTATGGCTCATACCAGAATTATTTGCGCGGCGTGGAGGCGGCGCAGGGGCGGCAGCTTGGGCTGATGGCACTGCAGCAGCAGAGCGCGGCGTTGACGTTCCGCCCATCAGTCAAAAGCCAGAAGGATGATGTAAACAAGGCAATCGCGCGGGCACGGGCGATGAAGACCGTGGAGCGGGACCAGGTGCGCGGGATGCGGCGGACGTCGAAGCTGCTTGAAGGAGAGATTTACAACCGCGAGGTCGAGCAGGCGGACACGCATTTTTCCGGGACGGGTCTGTCTGAGAACGGAAAGAGCGTGACGCAGCTGCAGAACGAGATCGACGCGCTGCAGAAACGAAAGGCACAGGTCGACAGCCAGAGCGTGCTGGCCAGGGCGCAGGAGGCGATCGGAGACCTGAGCGAGGAAGACCAGAATCTGCTCCGGCAGTACCGCGGGAAGGAACTGAACGGGTATCAGGTGCGGGCGTATGCAAAATACGACGCGAAGAAGGCACTGAACGAGAAGGGCTATGACGACGAGAAGCTGAAACAGCTTGCAGAATGGCAGAAAGTGCTGGACGACTATGAGAACGCGCAGAAGCTTGATGAGGCGGCGCGACAGATCGGGCAGCAGACGCCGATCATGGGAACGCTTTTCTCGGCGGTGACAGCCCCGGCGAAGGCGCTGGGCAATGTGGAATCGCTGCGCGGCGTATTGCCGAAGTGGGCGGGCGGCTATCAGAACGAGGATATGCCGACGAACGTATACAGCCCCGCATACAACGCGACGCGGCTGTCCTCCGGGATCCGTGGGAGCGTGATGCAGGGGATGAACCCGACGGGGCAGTTTTTGTATCAGGCGGGCACGTCGGCGCTGGACAGCGCGGTCAACATGGCGGTCTCGACGGGGCTCGTCGGGACGGTCGGCGGTGCGGCCGGGGCTGGCGCGAAGGACGCGATCGCGGAGACGATGAACTGGGTGATGGGCTCGCAGGTCGCGGCAGATTCGGTCTATGAGGGCATTCAGAACGGCAAGTCCAACGCGGACGCGCTGGTCGACGGTATTGTCGAGGGCGCGATCGAGGGCTTCACGGAAAAGTATTCTGTGGGCGATATCATCGAGAACATGTTGAGCGGGAAGGCCGTGTGGAGGAAGGCACTGAGGTCGTTCGCGTCGGAAGGCGCGGAAGAGATCGCGTCCAACTGGCTAAACCGTGCGTATGACGTGGTGGCGAAGCATGACCGGGGTGAGGTCATGACGGCCTACGCAAATTATATCGCAGAGGGCAGGACGCCGGCACAGGCGCTGGCGGCGATGGTCGGAGACTTCGCAAAAGAAGACAGCCTTTCGTTCCTCGCGGGCGGCCTGTCCGGCCTTGCCATGTCCGGGACGTATGCGGGCGTGAACCGCGTGATTTTGGAGGAAAACGTCACGCAGACGGCCAGATCTGTCATCGAGGCGGGCGAAGTGCAGGACGTCATAGACTATGGCATGGCGCAGGAAGAGGGCACGAAGGCGCACCAGCTGGCCGAGGAACTGCAGCAGACCGTGGACGATGGCGGCGAGGTGACGCAGAAGGCCGTGGAGAACACGCTGCGTGAGGTGGCGAAGGAGCAGCAGGCGGCCGTGGACGAAGGGCAGGAGCCGCGCGTGCCGGAGACGCTGACCCGGCTCGAGCAGCTGCAGGAACAGGCCCGGCAGGAGAAGGCGCAGGCCGAGGCGGACGAGAAGACATTCCAGATCTACAAGAGCGCGGCAGAGACGGCGCAGGAGAACCAAAAGCTTGTACAGCAGTACCAGCAGGAGCAGGAACAGAGCCGGGCGCAGCAGAGCGTTCAGGCGGTGCAGCAGGCGCAGCGGGCGGCGAAGCAGCAGTACGATCAGGACAGCTTATTTGCGCCAATTCCGGGGACAGAGAACATGGGAGAGCTGGATCCGGTACAGTATGCCAAGCAGCAGACGGCGGGCGCGGAGCAGGAGCTGGACGAAGCGGCTGCGCAGCAGGAGGAGCAGTATTTGCAGGAGCAGGCCCGGAGAGCGGGCTATGACGAGATAACAGCGGCGTATTTCCTGAACGGGAACACGACGGGGATGCCTACGGAGCAGTATGCGCAGAGCTTCGGACAGGTCTATGAGCAGGGCAGACTCGGCGCGAGTGAGCAGCGGGCGATGCGCTACGCCGAAGGAATGAATCAGGACGTGGCGGCAGCCGCCTATCGAGCGGGCCTTGCCGCAGGGCAGAAAGGGGTAAACAATGGCAGTATCGAGACTACTGATGAAGGACAAATCGGGCAGGCTGGTCAGCGTGCCGAAGGACAGGCTGGAGGCGTTCGCCAAAGCACAGCGCAGCGGCAAAGAGCTGACGCCGGAAGAAAGAGAGCGCAGGGTGCAAGAGATCTCGCAAAGGCTTGGGATGAAGTAACGCTTTCGGAGCTCGGTTTCGGAGAGAACAACGCGAAAAAAGTGCGCGTCATGCCGAAGGGGCAGGAGGGAAGAAGCGAGGATATCCAGGCGGCGGCAAAGTTCTTCCGGTCGATGGGCGTACAGAATGCGCGGTTCTTCACCGGGCAGCTGGCGCAGGAGATCGACGGGAAGACGTTTTATGCGGACGCTGCCGTGACGGAGGACGGCTCCGTGCTCATCCGGGCGGACAGCGAGGAGTATTCTGCGTTCGAGCTGGCGAAGCACGAGGGGTATCACCTGCTTGTCAAGCGCTGGCCGGAGATGGCGGCGAAGATCCAGAAGCGGCTGCTGGGCGAGGGCAAGATCACAAAGGCAATGATCGAGAGCTATGTGGACGCCTACGCCGGGATCTACGGTGACGACACGGACGCTTACGTCGAAGAGATCATCGCGGATACCTACGCCGGCATGAACCGCACGGACTACGGCACGAACAAGCTGCGCGCGGACGTGAAGATGGAGGTCGGCCAGTGGCAGAAAAAATCCGGCAGCGCGAGAGCGCCGCCGGTGAAGATGTCGATTGCACAGGATTTCAAAAGCAGAGTGGCGGCATGGTACAAGTCCGGGATGCCGGAGGGCACGTCCTTTGTGCTGGGTGAGACCGGCGCGACGCTGCAAGGGCTGGGGGCAATCGAGAGCGATATTTATATGAACGGCGAGAAGATCAGCACCATTCTGAAGGAGCACCCTGAAATGACGATCCGCGAGATCCAACGGATCCCGGAGATTCTGGACGATCCGGTTCTGATCCTGAAAAGCAGAAACAGCGCAAACGTAAGAGAGAACAGCAGACTTGTTATCTTCGGGACGGTAAAAGCCAGTGACGGAAGAGCGGTCATGTGCGTGATGGACCTTCGACCGACGGAAAACGGGCTGCTGCTGGATGATATGCAGAAGGTTGCAAGCGCGTACACGAAAGACAATCATCCAGACAGATTCGTGCAGAACAGTTTTGTCCTGCACGCAGACGAAAAAAGAACCATCCCGTTACTTAGAACAATAGGCTTCCAAATGCCTATCACTCTGCAACGCTATGGTTCTATGGGTAGTATAACCTATAAGGGGCCTAAAGTCAATCTGTACGGAGAGAAATTTTCAGATGTTGTAAGTGTTGGAACTACCGCAGAGACGGCAAAGAGGAAATTCTCTGCCAGCGCAGATCAAACGGCTGCAGAGCAGAGAAAGCAGAACGACAAGACCGCGCTCGACTATTTCGGGCGGACGTACAAGTGGAGCGAGACGGGCTATGTGCTGCTGAACGGCGCAAGGCTGGATTTCTCCGGGCGGCACGAGGGCGGGCCCGGCGGATACCGGACGGTCGATCATCGGGATATCATTGACGCGCTGGGTGAGGACTACGGCGGCGGAGATTACAGCGGCGGCATGGTGCGCTTTATGCAGGAAGGCAACATCCGCATTTCCCCTGAGAGCGGAGGCATCAATCTTGCTGTCATGCCGACAAAGGCACAGATGGACGCGCTCGGTGATTTTATCAGCAAGGAACGCGGCGAGGTCATTCTGGACATTGACGACGCGCAGGGCAACACGATCTCCAGCACGGAGTTTTCCAGAGGGACGCACGCAAACAAGGTACTGCAAGCAATCCGGGATTATTTTGAAAACGGGACGCTGCCGCAGGCGGACAACACGCCGTCGGTCAGCCAGTTCCGGTTCTCTGCCAGCGCGCGGCAGGCGTCGGAGCGGGATAAACAGAACCTTGAGACCGTCTCTGCGATGCTGGACGATGGGAGCGGGCGCGGTGCGTTTAAGGACGCCGTTTTCCTGCGGAATCCGAGGCTCATGCAGAAACTGATTGATGAGCGGGAGAAGACGCAGACGGCAGCGTTCCGGGATTGGTTCGCAGACAGCAAGGCAACGAACACGACAGGCGAGCCACTGCTTGTGTTCCACGGTGCCGGAGCAAAATTTACAAAGTTTGATGTAGGCGGGAAACCGATCTGGCTGACTGCAAACATCAAGTACGCGGAAGAATACTCCACTGCGACGCGCAGCGTTGAGCGAATTCTGCCGGAGGCATCGATCTACGCAGGGAACGCCGATCGTATTATCCCGGCATATATTCGCGTGGAGAATCCGGCGGATGTTGGAAACACTGACGGCGGATACAGCGGGAATTATGTGGATCTTGCGAAGCGGCTACAGATCAGACCTAGCGAACTGCAAGCCGTATGGGAACAGGCGGGGAAGCCGGAGCTCATGTGGCAGGTGATCAATACGCCGGGGATGGTAGAGATGCTGAAACGGCATGGATACGACGGGGTTCAGGCGGTTGAGAACGGCGTGAAGGCATGGGCTGTGTTTGATTCTGCGCAGGTGAAGTCCGCGGTTGCAAACAACGGAAGTTTCAGCCTAACAAACCCGGATATCCGGTATTCTTCGCAGGAAGGGCGGTATCGGGATCTGATGGGGGAGAAGGCGGCGCAGTATGTGCGGCGGCTGGAAAGCCGGCTGGTGAATGAGCTGGCGGAGAATCTGAGCGTGCCGGGGCAGGCGAAGCGGGAGGTTTTGCGGCCGATGGCAGAGGAGGCGCTGCGGTCGTTCTTTACGGACGGGCAGCTTGACCGGGCGAAGCTGAATGATCTCTTTGAAACGGCTTATCAGGCGGGCATCGAAGAAGATACGCAGTACATCAAGCAATACGGAGACCTCAAGAAGTTCATCCGGGATCAGAAGATCTCGATCTCCGAGACAGACCGGCAGGATATTGCGGACTACAATCTGTTCCGGAAGGCGGCCATGGGGACGCTGACGATCAGCAAGGACGGATTGCCGGTGGACGTGGCGTATCAGCAGCTTCGGGAAATGGCACCGGAGCTGTTCCCAGCAGACATTACCGCGCCGAGCGACCAGCTGATGAAGATCTACGACGTGGCGCGCGGCATTCAGAAGGTGCAGAAGACGCTGGACGAATACTACGGGCCGCAGGCGGCGAGCTTCAAGAAGTGGCAGCAGGCGAATTTCACGGAATCCATTGACCGGCTGACGAGCGGGCTGCGCGTGGCGCAGCGGTATCTGGACGCGCAGAACAAGGCCAAAGAAAAGCTTGATATTCCGCAGACAGCGGAAGAAACGAAGCAGATGTGGGCGCAGCTGAAGGACGCAAGGCGAGTGGTCGAGAAAGCGCAGAGCAAGACGCTGCTGACGGAAGCCGACCAGAAGATCGTGAACCGGCTGCTGCGCGGGGAGACAAGCCCGGATTATGTGGCAGGGCTGGAAAACGGGCAGCAGATCCTGAAGGTCTACGAGGCAAAGGCTGACTATGATATGCTGGCGCTGAAGCTCAAGGCATGGAACGCGCAGCGCAAGCAGGGACTGCGGGACTTTGCCGAGCAGGCGCTGACGGAAGCCGAGGCCGTCAAGTGGGCCGACAAGACCATGGGGATCCGGTACCAGCGCGAGACGATGGAGCGGAACATCCGGGATATCGCGCGGAAGGGAAAGGTATCTGACGAAAAGGCCAATGCTTTTATCAACAAGTATTTCTGGCCCGTACACGAAAACGAGAGCAAGCGGAAGAATTATCTGGTCGAGCAGCAGAACAGGATCCGGAAGCTGGGACTCGACCGGCAGGTACGGAAGGGGAATCTGGTATCCGAGAGCTATGCGGTGCAGTGGCTGGGCGAGGCGGAATTCAACCGGGACTATCTCAAGCAGCATCCGCGTGTCGAAAGGCGCGGGGGGATGACGTTTGACGAGTGGAACGCGGCAATTCAGGAATTCGAGAAGCAAAACCCGAATCTGGATCTCGGCAAGGTGCGGGCAGCCGTGAAGGTTTTCCATGAGGTCTACGACAAGCTGTTCCAGGATATGAACCGGGTGCGCATTGAGAACGGCTATGAGCCGGTCAATTATCTGCAGGGATATTTCCCACACTTCCAGGAGAACGAGGAAGGCGGCAGCATTCTGCAGAAGTTCGCAAGGGCGGCCGGGATCGAGGGCGATGTGTCGCCGCTGCCGGCGACGATCAACGGCCTCACGGCAAACTTCAAACCCGGCATCCGGTACATGGCGAACATCCAGAACCGACTTGGCTACGCGACGGCGTATGACGCGCTGCAGGGCTTTGACCGGTATATCGAGGTCGCGACGGACGTGATCTTCCACACGGCGGACATTCAGCGGCTGCGGGCGCTGGCGACGCAGATCCGGTATCGGGCATCAGATGAGGGACTGAAGCAGCGGATCGACGCGATCATGATGAATCCGTTCCTGAATCCGGATGAGGCCAACGAGCAGGTTGCAAACCTGACGAAGAACGGACGGTATGGGCTTTCGAACTTTGTGGATGAGCTGGATGAATACACGAACCTGCTGGCGGGAAAGAAGTCGCGGCTCGACCGGGGCATGGAAAAGCTCATGGGGCGGAAGTTCTACAACGTCATGAAGAAGTTTGAGTCCCGCGTGGGCGCGAACATGGTCGCGGCGAACGTGGGCTCGGCTCTCACAAACTTCATTCCGATCACGCAGGCGTGGAGCCAGGTGTCGACAACGGATGTGCTGCGCGGCATGTGGGATACGCTGAAAAACTACAAGACGGCGGACGGGCTGGATTCTGCGTCGACGTTCATCAACAACCGCAGCGGTTACAGGCGGCTGGCCATGAGCACGATGGATAAAGTCTCCGCCGGTGCAGGACGGATGATGGAATCCATCGACACGTTTACGACGGGAAGTGTCGTTCGTGCGCGGTATTACCAGAATCTGCGGCGGGGCATGAGCGAGATGAGCGCGATGCAGGAGGCGGACCAGTTTGCCTCCGGCGTCATGGCAGACCGCAGCAAAGGCTCGACGCCGACGCTGTACTCTGCGCGGAACCCGCTGGTGAAGCTGTTCACGCAGTTCCAGCTGGAGGTCAACAATGAGCTCAGCTGGATCTTCAAGGACATGGCGCAGGAGGAGCGGAAGAAGGGCGTGGCGGCGCTGGCGAAGGCGATGTTCAAGTTCCTCATCGGCGCGTGGATCTACAATGAGTTCTACGAGAGCATTGTGGGCAGGCGCGCGGCGCTGGATCCGCTGGATATCATCAATGATACGGTCGGAGATTTCGCGGGGTATCAGCTGCCAAACACGGTGCAGGCGGCGGTATCCGGGAAATGGGACTTCACGAAGGAGAAGCCGGGCACGTATCAGGCGATCAAGAACCTTGAGGGGAACATCATTTCTGAGTTCCCGGGCACGCAGGCGCTGACGATCCTCGGTGTGGATGAGGCGCTGGGGCTGGACATTGACAGCGGCAGGATCGCCGTGGCGTCGGCCATCCCGAACCTCGGAAACATCGAGAAGGCGCTGCTGGCAAAGAACGAGGACATGGCCCCCGCAAAGAAGGCAAAGACGATTACAGATGAGCTTATCAAACCGGGCCTGTATCTGGCGACGCCGTTCGGCGGTGGGCAGATCCGCAAGGCATACCAGGGCGCGACGGCGGCGGCCCGCGGCGGCAGCTACACAGTGGACAACGAGGGGCGCGACATTCTGCAGTATCCTGTGTACAACGACAACGCAGCCGACCGGGCGAAGAGCTGGGCACAGGCGCTGCTGTTCGGCAAGACGGCGACGGAAGAGGCACAGAGCTGGGTGGAGAGCGGGTTCAAGTCGCTGTCCGCGAAGGAGACTGACGCCTATCAGAGCATGACCGAGGGCGGAACCGACCAGAGAGAAAGCTACGCATTCGTGACCGCCATGAAGAAGGTCGACGACAAGAATGCAAAGCTCGCCATGCTGTACGCCTACGACATCCCACAGAACGCGAAGACGGCATATTATTATTCCGTCATGGCGTCTGACGAGGAGCAGGCGAAGATGGACGCGCTGGCAGCGGACGGCGTCGGCTATGACGCCTACATGCAGTACAAGCAGACGTACTTCAAGCAGTTCGGAACGCAGACAGTTTCGCAGGAACGGATCCAGACCGTGCTGGATGGGCTGAACCTGACAAAGGCGCAGAAGGCCGCGCTCTGGGCGGCCATGGGGACGAGCTGGAAAGAAGAAAACAATCCGTACAAGTAACCGCAGGCCGGGGCGGATGCCCCGGCCTTTGCTTCGCGGCGTGGGGTGAATCCGGCGCGGGGGTCTGCTACACTGGATGAAAAGGAGGGATGCGGTATGGCGACACCGATTCCGGGTGCGTATCCGAGTCCGCGCATCGATAAAGGGGTGCTGCGGTGGTACGAGGGGGATACGTTTGAGATCGTATTGAAATTTGAACTTCAGGATCAGGACGGCGAGCCCGTCACAATGGGCACGACGGACAGCGTAAGTGTGGAGTTTTTGGACGATACGCGGCAGACGGTCCACACGTTCAGCTTTGCGAAGGTGGAGAATGACCAGGTCACGCTGAACTTCGACGCGACGGTCACGGCAAAATTCACGAAGGGAAAGTACACCTACGATATCCGGTACACGCACGGCGACAAGACGACGCTGGCGCGGGATAACCGGGCGTTTGTGGAGTAAGGAGCAGGTATGAGGGTAGAAATTCCGAATCAGATCACGGTGACGATCGGCGGGCTGATCTCCCGCGGGGTAAAGGCCGTGGAGGTTACGGACGCGGGGAAGCTGATTTTCACGCTGACGGACGGCAGCGTGATAGACCTCGGCTCGGTCATGGGCCCGCAGGGGCCGAAGGGCGAGACGGGACCGGCGGGGCCGCAGGGGCAGACCGGACCTGCCGGCGCACAGGGCGAGACCGGCGAGGCGGGCGCGAGCATCACGTCGATCACGAAGAAATCGCAGAGTGGGACGACGGCGACGTACACGATCGCGCTTTCGGACGGGAAGACATTTGACTTCAACGTCGAGACCGTCAAGGGTGAGAAGGGAGACACCGGCGCGAAGGGCGAGACTGGTGCACAGGGCCCGAAGGGGGAACCCGGCTCGCAGGGGCCAAAGGGCGAGACCGGCCCGCAGGGCGCGCAGGGGCCGAAGGGCGACACCGGCGCGGCAGGCGCGGAAGGCCCCAAGGGAGCGACCGGAGACACCGGCCCGAAGGGGGAACCCGGCGAAAAGGGCGAGAAAGGCGAGAAGGGCGACACGGGCTCGCAGGGCCCAAAAGGAGACCCGGGCGAAACCGGCCCGCAGGGGAAGACCGGCCCGCAGGGCCCGGCAGGCCCAACCGGCCCGAAGGGCGATACGGGAACGGGCTTTACGGTCAAGGGCTATTACGGCTCGGTCTCCGCGCTGCAGGCGTCGGTCAAGAATCCGGAGGTAGGCGACGCCTACGGCGTGGGCGCGGCTGCACCTTATGACATTTACATCTATGACGGCGTGACGAATGCGTGGGTCAACAACGGGCCACTGCAGGGCGCAAAGGGCGACAAGGGAGATCCTGGTGCGAAAGGAGACCCGGGTGCCAAAGGAGATCCAGGTGCGAAGGGCGATCCCGGAGAACAGGGGCCGAAGGGCGAACCGGGCGACACCGGCCCGGCGGGCGCCAGAGGAACGGACGGAATAACCCCGAGCATCGGCGAGAACGGAAACTGGTATCTCGGGACGACCGACACGGGAAAGCCATCGCGCGGCGAGAAGGGCGAAAAGGGGGATCCAGGTGCGAAGGGCGATCCCGGAGCAGACGGCGCAAAGGGCGACCCAGGCGAGCCGGGGCCCAAAGGCGACCCCGGCGCGCCGGGCGAGCAGGGGCCCAAGGGCGAAACCGGCTCGACTGGCCCGCAGGGGCCGGCGGGCGCGGACGGTACGCCGGGGCAGGATGGCACAACGTTCACGCCGTCTGTTTCTGCAGCCGGTGTTCTCAGCTGGACGAACGACGGCGGGAAGCAGAACCCGGCCAGCGTCAGCATCAGAGGCCCGGCGGGGACACCCGGGCAGGATGGGGCTGCCGGGGCGGCAGGTGCGGACGGTGCGCCGGGACAGGACGGCACGACCTTTACGCCCCATGTTTCCGCAGCCGGTGTTCTCAGCTGGACGAACGACGGCGGAAAACAGAACCCGGCCAGCGTCAGTATTAAAGGCCCGGCGGGCGCAGCAGGCAAAGACCCGGAGCCGTTTTATGTGACCTGCACGCTGTCGGGGCAGGATGTGTACGACGAGGGTGCTACACATGATAAGTCATTCGCTGAGATCCTTGCCGCCCATCAGGCAGGGCGGCCATGCCGTGCAATTTTGACGCTGGCCGGGAGCACTGGTGATGATACCGTGCTGCTTCCGCTGGCGGAGCTGAACGCGAACGCCACTGACGGGTATGTGAAATTTGCGCTGACAGAAATGACGCAGGGCGATACGCCGGAAGAGCTGATGGTCTGCTATGCGTGGATCCATTCGACGGACGCTGCGGAGGGCTTCTGGGGGAGCAGATATACGCTGTCCGGCGATGAAAAATTCCTGCCGGATGTGACGGCCTCCGACAACGGAAAGTTCCTGCGGGTGTCCAATGGCGCATGGACAGCAGTGACGATCACGAACGCGAATGGAGGCAGCTTCTGATGGCGGAATTTTTGACATTTGACACCGACCTCACGGCGGTCGCGAACGCGATCAGAGCCAAGGGCGGCACGTCCGCGCAGCTGGTCTATCCGAACGGCTTCGTGTCGGCGATTCAGGCGATCCAGACCGGCATCACGCCGAAGCTGGTCATCACAACGGCACCAGGGGCTTCGATCACAGCGACGCCTGCAGAAGGTTTCAAGGTGGTAAAGGGAACCGCCGGTACTGACGGAATGTGTACGCTGGAGTTGCCAAAGGCGGGCACATGGAACGTGACGGCAATGGCAAACAGTGTAAGTAACAGCCAGCACATCGTAATTGGAACACAGAGTATGCTTCTGCCGCTATATCACGACAGCTTTGCCGACAATACATGGGAAGAGATCATCGCAGTGTGCAGGACCGGGATCGCCCCGGACAGCTGGGCCGTGGGAGACAGCAAGTCCATGACCATCGGCGGGACGGCCTATCAGGTCGATATCATCGGCAAGAATCATGACGAGTATGCGGACGGCTCCGGCACGGCTCCGCTGACGTTCCAGCTGCATGATTGTTACAGCGAAGCAAAGCAGATGTACAGCACCAACCTGAGCGGTCTCGGCTGGAAGAACACCGATATGCGCCTGACCTATCTGCCTGCGATTCTGGCGCTGATGCCGGCGGAGGTGAAGAACGGCATCCACGCGGTAAACAAGAAGACATCTGAGGGGGGCAACAGCACGACGATTGAGACAGTATCGGACACGCTGTTCCTGCTCAGCGAGGTGGAGATTTTCGGGACTGCAAGTTCTTCCGTAGCCGGGGAAGGAAGCCAGTACGACTATTACAAGGCAGGCAACCCGAAGATCAAGAAGAGAGAAGGCGTTGACGAGTTCTGGTGGGAACGGTCGTCAGCCAGCGGCGGTATGTTTTGCAGAGTCAGAGCAAACGGCCAGGCGAGCGCGTCCAATGCCTCAAACAGCCTCGGCGTAAGCTTTGCGTTCTGCTTCTGAGGAGATCGTATTATTTATAAAACAAACAGAAGGGAGAAAACCAATGACAACAGAAGAGCGCGTGACCGAGGTGGAGCAGCGGGCGAAAAGCAACTCGCACCGCATTGACGAAATGCAGTCCGACCTCAAAAACCTCACAGAACTCACAGCCAGCGTCAAGGTGCTGGCGACCAAGCAGGAGAACGTCGAATCCGACGTCCGGGAGATCAAGACCGACGTTAAGGCCCTGACGGAGAAGCCCGGCAAACGCTGGGACGCCATCGTCGCGGCGGTCGTGACGGCCATTGTCGCGGGCCTCGTCGGCTGGGCGCTGGCCCATGCGGGACTGGGATGATATGAGCACAAAAGGAAAGTGGAGCAAGGGCGAAATGTCGCGCACCATTGTCGTTTACTGCATCAAGGCCCTGACGCTGACGCTGATCTGGGCCGTCGCGCTGGAGACAATCGCCGTGCTGTTTTCGCTCGAAATCGATCTGACCGCCGTGCTCACCTTCGCCGCTGCGGCCTTCGGCGGGGAGCTCCTGCTGCTGGCCTTCAAGCGCGTATTCGCAAAGAAAAATGAACCGGTAGAATAACGAAAGGGGTACACAATATGTATAAGCGAGTGAATTTTGAACCGATGGATAAACACCTGTCGGAAAGCATTCGGGGGAAGCTTGAAGAAGCGGAAGCGCTCATCATGCAGCTCCCGGCGGGAAGGAATAGAAGTATCGCCCTGACAAAGTTGGAGGATACAATGCTTCGTGCGAACCTCGCAATCTCTGACGCGGTTGCGACGAGAAGCGAAAGCGAAACAAAGGACTGAAAGGAGCATACATATGGACTACACACAGATCATCTCGGCAGTGATCGCGCTCATCAGTGCGCTCGTCTCGGCGTTTCTGATCCCGTGGCTCAAAACCAAGATCGATGCCAACAAACTGCAAACCATCAAAACATACGTAGAGATCGGCGTAAAAGCGGCGGAACAGCTCTACGCGGCAACGGACGGCGAGGAAAAGAAAGCCTATGTGATCAATTTTCTGGCCGAACACGGAATCCGGTTCGACGTATCTACAATCGATCAGCTGATCGAGGCCGCCGTGCTGCAGCTGCACCACGAGTTGTACGGGAGTGAGCGGGCATGAGCGTTATGAAAGCCTCCGAGCTCGTCAGGCGGCATATTGACGTCGCGAAGAATTGCAAAACCGTGTATATGTGGGGCTGCTTCGGGATGCCGGTTACAGAAAGCATCATCCGGGAAAAAGCTGCACAGTATCCAAGCTGGTACACAGCCGCCAAGCAGTCTGAGCTGCGCAAGCAGATCGGCAAGAGCCATTTCGGTTTTGACTGCGTGAACCTCACGAAGGGCATTCTGTGGGGCTGGAACGGCAATCAGAACGCGGCATATGGCGGCGCAAAATACGCCGCGAACGGCGTCCCTGACGTCTCCGCCGACGGCATGATCGCGAAGTGCAGGGACGTATCCGCGTCCGGCTGGGACAAACTCGTCCCAGGCGAAGGGCTGTGGATGCCAGGCCACTGGGGCCTGTACATCGGAGACGGCTTGGCCGTTGAGTGTACGCCCATCTGGGGTAATGGCGTGCAGATCACCGCCGTTCTGAACATCGGCTCCAAGAGCGGGTACAACGCCCGCAGATGGACGAAGCACGGCAAGCTCCCGTGGGTGGAATACGATACGGAAACCGTCGACAAGGCCGTCGAGGCGGCCAAGGGGACGATCAAGGCAAAGGCCGGGCTGGCGGACAGCACGATCAAATATCTCGCCGATTATAAATACGGCGACGACCTCCTGAAGAAGCTGGCCGCGGCCATGAAGTAAGCCCCGCCCGTCGGCGGGCCGAAGGGAGTGACGAAAGCATAACTGCGCGGCTGGCTCTGCCGAAGG